GTTTCCCAGTCACGATCCAAATCTACGCATTGCTTTCTCCTTCGACTTGGATCAGTTGATCTCCATTTATGAGGTACTTTTGGATTTCTTGCAAGACCGACCTCTGGCCTTCTGCATGCGCCATGCGCATTCCGTCGACATGAAACATCGATCTGTTAACGAAACCGAATTTCCTTGACAAGTCGGCGACGACGATGGCCCCCGCCTGGCCCTCGAAAACCTCGCGATAAGCCTCCACCAGTTTTCTGGTGTCCACCACTATATCATCCATTAAGACCTCGCTGCTGCCAATTCTCCGGACACCTGCGCAGCGTTCAAAGCCGCCTCTTGGGTCCGCTGAGCTTCGACCTGTTCTGCCCTGGCCTTGCGCCGGGCCTTCTTCTCCGTCTCTGTGGTCAGGACCCGGGCTGGGGCTCCGGAACCCGCGTGCATGACCTCGGCCGTCCGGTCTACGTCGATCGTATCCGCGGCATTTTGGTCAAACTGAGCCAGAAGACCAACGCCCTCGAGCAGCCTCTGCGCGCCCAAGGCCTCGGATACCTGCTGGCTCGACGACACAGGGCTGTTATACTCCGTCTCAATGCCCGTGGCGTCCTCGGGCAGAGGGGGCAGCCGGTTGTGGCGCATTAGCAGCTGGTAGACCCGGGGCATCATGGCCGCAAACCGCTCATTCTGCTGACGGATCACCATGGGAGCCACCGCCTTGTTGCGCTCGTCTGCCTGCAGCAAGATCTCTGTGGCCGTCTTAACCGGCGTCTCCGGCGACAAGAACAGCGGCGTGAAGAACGCAGTGCGTATGGCCTCCTGCCGTTTCTGTAGGACCAGCTCACCCACTTCCACCCGAGCACCCCCCGGCGGGATCAACAGTTCTGCCCTGGGGTCGCCATCAGTGAACGATATGGTAGAGGGACCGACGCGAAGCGGCGAAAGCAGCATGCCCTGGCGCATGAGCAACGGAGGATCGGTTTGCTTTTCCGCAGATCGGAGCACCGTGTCTGAAATAGCGTTGACCAGGCGGATATCAGGCAGGGCAGTAATGGCCGGAGACCTTCCGTAGGGACCGTCCTCTATGGCTTTCATCCACCGAGTGGCAACATAGAGCGCCGTGTCGTCACCGCCGGCCCACATGACTTTGTTCTTGGTCTTGTCGACCCAGACACTCGCCCACTTGAAGTTCCGCGCCGCCGGGGGCAGCCACTGCCTATTGAGCGCATCCACCCTGGCAACGTAGTGCAGAAGCTCGCACTCCTTGTCCTGCGTCAGCTCGTGCGAGCTGTACTCCCTTTGGAAATACTCGGCCCACCTGGGGTGCACGGCCGCCTTGGTAATCGGGACCGTGCGTTTCCGAATGTAACACGCCGGCCGACCGTTCAGGTCCTCTTCGATGACGATCTCGCGCACAGGGACGTTCTGGACCAGGAGGCGATCTTCGTGCCAATCGATCGACAGGACATCCGTCCCGAGAGACCCATCAGTGAGAAACGCAACATGGAGAGCACTGTAGAAACCGACCTCCGGGCGTTTTAGCTCGTTCAAGGTGAGCTTTGTGATCTGCTCATCAAACTGCTTCCGTTGGGCGGATCTCGGGACCTCCGGACGGTCATCGGCATACTGAACGCGAGAGCCCATCCAATCCACCGCAGGGTTCGCCATGTTCACCAGCATGAAGGAGCCGAAAAGCTCCAGCGCATTGCCTGCAGTGCTGTCCAGAATGCGAGATGTCCGCTCCACGCCGGGGGCGATCTGCTCAGTGAACCCCCGTTGATGAGGGAGCACCAGCTGAGTTACATCGCGCCACAGATTTTCAAAGTTGGAGCGAGCTTCGGACCCCCGTAGCTGCTCCTCTTTCCTGATGATGGTCGTGGCGGCGGTTTGCGCCATCTATACCCCCAGTAGAGTTCGGCGGCCAGACCCGGACGGGCCGAGCAAGCTTCTAACAACCTGCGTAGACGCCCTGCCCCGCCGCTGACGCGTCTCATCATCGACTGCGCCCGATGCTTCCCTTTCCACAGCGTCAACATCTTCAGGCTGCGACCTTGTTACTGCGGCCTCCGGGGCAGGCCCTGGCCTTGGTGTAGCCGCATCGCCAAGCAGAGACGCGGCCGATCCGACCCCGCCGAGTGTAGCAAAACCCACGGCCGAGCCGATGGGGTCTTTGACAACAGACTTGGCCGCCCTCTTCGCAACTCTGGCCACAGACTCAATTGCCTTCCTAACGCTCATGCATATCTCCGTGACCAAGAGGTCCACCGGACAATCATACCCCAATCAATCCCATATAACAAGTCTTTCATTCTGCTTGCGGCTTGCTCTATTGAAGAACCTCGCCTTCTCTTTCTCGGTTCGATCCTCCAGGGGCACAAACACTTCGCTGTCCGGATTGTCAATCTGGTCCATAGGGGCCATGCCAAGGAACCCGGTGGCATACCGTATGCGACGCTCCGGAGTTCTTTGTCGGGCGGAACCGGCGCGGGCATCAAGCACGATCAGGGGCCAAAGCAGATAAAAAGTGCACCCGACATGCATCTCTATGCCCTGTCAAGAACCACTGCCCATACTTGTGCATTTCAACCACCTTGCCGGACCACTCCTCGTGCACACTTTTCGGAAGGTCCAATGCTCTAGGGCCTAAAACCCAGAAGGCCAACCAATGGGCATACTCATGGATCATCTCCGCCGAGGTCGTATTGGGCTTCAACAGGATGTCAGCCCACACTCCATTGGGCTGTTCCGGGTCCAACTCGGCCCGCACCGCGTTGACCGGGGATACCGCCACTCCTTTCGGGATCGGGGCTCTGGGCCCGAAGATCTTCCTTATAATCGACAGCTCTCCTGGAGTTAGCGGGCGGCGGACCGTGGCGGACACCGGTATGCTCTGCTCGCAAAGGTCCTGCAAGCTCTGAGGTGGTTCAACGCCCCCCTTACGGCGCACCCCTGGCGTCTCCTTCCTAGGCTCCCCGCTGTGGGCCAGCCTCAGCTTAGTGGAGCGTGATCCTTTTGACTTTTTGCTCATCGTATAGCTCTCCCGCCGGAGGACTGCGCCTGCTCGAGGTCCGACCCGGACACCCGTAAACCGAGAGCCAACATTTGGAGCGCATCGGCGTCATGGTTCTGGGGGCCCTTCGCAGGCTCCAGGCCGTAGGTCTGTGTCGTCTCATTGAAGTTTCGCCTATATAGGGACAGATTGTCAACCAACGCCTCGCAGTTTTCGGAGTTGAACCGGCAATAAGGCAGCAAAGCCTGCGCTGCGTGGATCATATCCTGCTTCGACAGGGAGGCCTTGCCCGGTATGGTCGACACCCGAACGCCCAGGCTCTGGAGTATGGCTCTCCGGCTCTTGCCCGTGCCAAGCTCTGTGACCTCCACATCATGAGGGAATATATTGTACCCGTACATATAGTTTTTTTCAACCATGACATCCGCATAATGAGATAGAGACGCAAACCCTTTGCTATAGTGGTCGACGATCCGAATGTCCTCCGGGTTGACCACCTGGAAAAAGACGATGGATGTGTGATCGTCCCAGCCAAGGTCCCATGCGGTATTCACAGGGATGCCGGGGATTACGGGGTAGGACTTGAGCCGGCCCTTGCGGTGCAGCCACCTCATCTCTTTGCCGAAGATGGCCCCTTCGATGTCCGCATCAAAAGAGCACTCATACTCCCTCTCGTACTTCGACCGCCCGGCGGTGGCACGCACGGCGCGCAACTCTTCGGCATCAATGAGCTGGGTTTCCGACACCGGCATGAGGGTCGCCGTCCAGTCGTCCTGGCCTATAGCGATCTCGTTGCCGTCCCCATCATCAACAGCAACCGTACCCCCCTCTTGCCAGATCTTCGCATTCTTGTACATCGTGTAGGCGTGGTTGCGACCAAAGGGGGTGAAGATGAAGTCCGCCCATTGATTGCGCCTGCCGAGGGCGTCAGCCCCGGATCTCTGTTTGTCGGACAGCATGGGGCGTACCTGGTCTGTCCACACAGACAAAGGCATCCATGGGTACTCATCCAACACCACCCCGTCGAGGTACAACCCCCGTAGACGCTGCTTCGGACTGTCGACCCCATATAGCCTTATACGAGCCTCCCCGCCCTGGTACGTCGGGATCGTGATAGCCAACTTTGCGAGCTCCACCTTTCGGCCCGGGATACCCTCCGTGTACTGGTCAAGGTACATCCAAGCCACATCCTCGGCCTGTGAGTATGTCGGCGCTAGGTACGCATACCTGCCATTCGTGAAAGGGCAATGCAACGCGTGCTCAATAAGCTTGTTGACCATCATGACAGTCTTACCGAAGCGCCGATGGTACACGCCTACATTGAACCTGCGCAAGGTGGGGAGAACCATCGCCTGCAGTAGGTGGGGCTCGAACCCTGTCATCGCCCTGGGGTCGGGGTTCAGCTCGGCCGCCTCCGTATTAGCCGCCGTAGCCTTAGCAATCTTATCGATCGACCCGATAAAGCTCATCGTCCTACGTCCTCCGAGAGATTAATATCGCTCACCGGGCTCTCCTCTTAGCGATATCCAAGGCCGTTATCTGTGGACGACTGTCCCGCTCTTTATTGATCATACGCGCGATGGCGGCCGAGCCCTGGGAATGATAGGCCCTCCAGTTCGCCCGTCGACATATCACGCATAGAACGCTGTACCTCCAGCGGCCATCTTTGGTCTTCTGCTTCCTAGGTGCCGCGTTGTCACCAATGACAGCATGGCCACGCTTGCAAAATAGCTGACTGCCGTTCGCATAGGTGCCGGTCTTGTTATACGCGCCAACGGTCCTGGTCATCTATTGTGCCGTCCCCGTAAGCTCGTGAAGCCGACCCCAGTATAAATCGACAACCCCGGTGACCGGGGCGTTCTTATTCAAAACAAGCGACAACCCGTCACCAGCCACAGACACAACCCGGAAGTTCGTCCACGTACCGGCAGAGCCCTGAATGTGGTCCCCGGGGTATATCGTGTCGGATATGTCTGTGGAAAATGTAACTGTATCTAACGAGGTGCTGCACACCCCCTGGGGGGATGTTCTCGGGGCCCATTCCGAATGAACAACCAACTGAAGGGCTGTTACAGGGCTGACCAACTCCGCGTCGTCGACGGTCAGAAACACGTCGACGGTGCTGCCACTTATATTCTCGACATACCCTATCATCGTCTCGGTAGGGCTGTCCTCCAGATGCCTGGCGGCCAGGATGTCATTCAGCTGAAACATGGCCGCGTCAGTTGTGTCAAACTGCAGACGCCGATAGTCATACGATGTGCCGCCCACGTCATAGGTCTGATCAGTGATGGACGGGTTAGTAACCCCCGGTACCGAGATGCCGGGGACCACAGAGCCGGGCTCGTACCGAAAAGTTCCTGCCCCCCGGATGTGAACGGTGTGAGTTCGGACACTGGCACCAATACGGGCCGGCAAATTCATGCCCTGATTAGCAATGCTCGATACATTGACAACATCGTCCAGACCGCCCTGGCGCACCGCTACCTGGGAATTGTCAGCGGACAGCCCGCTGGAGAACACGGTTCCGTCATGCTTCACCGGGTTCTCATCCAATCGACTGTACCCGATACGACACCTGTTAGGCTGTATAGCATTTTGGAAGAAAGTACAGCTTTCAGTAAATACGTAGTCGGCCGCCCCACGCCCTATGAAATTAAAAAGCCCAGGGAACGACGTAGCGGCGCTTGTCACAGTATCAAACCGGGTTGCAGAGAACACAGCCCTGCCCCCCTTGTTGAGCATGTGAGACGCGGGACGATGCACACTGTCGTCCAAACTGCCCCAAAATTTCACATGACTATTTCGCATAGTAAACGGGAACTTCTGCACGCCCCCGATATAGGTCCCCAACCTGACGAACTGCTCTAGATGAGCACTGTCAAAAGTTATTGGATCAGTGTCAGAATAGTTGAATAACTCATAAAATAGAACCATAACAAGATTACTTACCTGAAAAGCGTTTCCTGCTCCACGACCGAATGTTGTATTGTCAAAACAACGGAAACCTCCCTCCATATACCCATCTAAATAACTAAGTATTCTATTCTGAGACCCGCCCGACACGCATCCGTAGGCATTTGCATTGCAATCTACCTTGAACAAGGTTAAGCTGTCACCAAGTTCCGCATCATCAGACAACCCTACTCCAAACCCCGCATAGAACCACTGTAGATGCACATCACTTATGTGGACCTGGCTTGATGTACCTCTCCCATATGGATCACTTGAGTACCCCTGCCCTGAGCCGGGGTCCGTAGTGTAGGGGTCCACGGCCAGCCCTACGTACGGACTATACCTCCCCTCATTTATAGTAGAGGGACCCAGAGACCACAAGGAGGGATCTTTAGCGGCTAGTTTCCCGGAGGAGTAGGACCCTGCAGTGTTAATCCCCTGCAGAGTGAGCCCCCCGAATTTCACATGGCGAGCGCCCTGTATGGATACGCAAGGTCTGTCACCAACGTAGGATCGTATACACGTGCCGGCCAGATCCGACCCCTTGCCTCGACCGGCTCCCCGGACTTCCGCAGTCCTGAAGGCATCCCCCCGGACCACTTTCCATGTTCTTACATCGAATATGCCGGATGGTACTTGCTGCAGAGGGACGCCATTGCCGTTCTGCTGTGCGGCCTCGCTCATGGATTGCAACGCCACCTCGTCAAACGTAATGTCGGACAGATCCTGCCCCGCTAAGTCCGACGCCACCAGGGGGAACGCCATCTGAGCATCCGCAACTGTAGCATATTCGGTGCTCAAACGCTTCGCCGCTCCTCGCCCTATGAAAGTGGGGTCGGGGGTGAAGTGGAAAGGTGACAGGCCCTGATTAACTGCCCGGAGAGCGCCTAAAGGGAACACCGAGGGCGTGCCAAGCGGTGTCGATATGGAAGCTGTTTCACCCTGCAGGCTCTCTACCTCTGTCTTGGCGGCCGTCCAATTGTCCCGTATATCCTGCTTCACAGCAGGCACACCGTCCACGGGTTTTGTAGCATCTATGTTACTTACCATGCACTACTCCGCCCAGCCAGTGGCATCCGTCCAGAACGTTCCGTCGCTGAAACCCGCCCCCAGCGGGCTGCTCAGTTTCCCCATTTATCCAAAGTGTACTGAAGTATTCGATCAATATCAATGGATGTTTTCCTATCACTATATAGTATAATCTCAAAAATATCCCCGGAGAAACGAACGCCCGTAGGCCTCTGCCCTACGGTTATCTTGTCATAGTCAAGGCTGGGAAGTCCGAACGAGCTGTCCGTGCTTGTATTTCCATTCCTATCCCGTATCGTCGCAGATACCCCACCTTCCCAATCCATGACTATAGTCTGCAAATTAGTCGACGTTGTGCTGAGAAAAGGAAGGGCGTCTCCGGTTGCAGACGCTATGAACAGTGTCGGGTTCTCAAATAAGTTCACTCCCGACCTTAGACGATCGGAACTGCCCGACGATACATTGAATATATGCGGGGACACCGAGGTGTCATTAGACTTATAGACAACTACAAGGGTTCCATCAGTCCAATCCAGACCAGAACTCTCCAATAGCTCAATGAAATCGTCGACGCCATCAAACCGAACTCCATCGGTTATCCTCTCCGGCCTGTTTATGGCCGCCGGGGGCTGCATATCCCGGGTGGCACCGGCCTTGCTCCGCCAAGAAGTTACCCGATCAGTGCCCACATCGTCCACCACGGTTAGGGTGGATGCGTCAGAGGCGTCTAACCAGAATGTCAGATTAGAGAGTATGTCGGGTGTGAACGCTACCACCCCCCCGACGGGGAACAGCGAGGCCCACATAGACAGAAGCCAACGGCGGGAACCTAAACTCATCAGGCTCTACCACATACGCACGATGTTGGTGGCCGTGGTTGCCGTCGCAAGAACCTTGAAACCAGACACTGGCAGCAGCTGGCCGTCCTGCACATTCGTAAAGGTAGTCTGAACGCCCTTCTCGTCCTCTATGGCGAGATTACCCGTGGCGCCTACGAAGAGCATAGAGAATGATTGCTCCGTACTATCACTGGGGGTCACTGCGGCTGAATTAGCGAACAAAGCATTCTCCAAGGCTTGACACTGGGTCGATACCAACTACTATACGCCCCTGATAGTCCTCTGTCAACCCTGCTATACGGGGGTCGCGTACTCTACGCACTGCCACAAGATGGGACGTTCGGCCCCAACGGGCATGGGGTTAGCAGGGACCGCCCTGGCTGCGGACACACAATCCTCTATGTTCGCAAACGTCTGCCTGGATGACATCTCCCGCATACCACCATCCGACATTAGGAAAACCACGACCAAGATGTATTTCATATCAACCTCCTTATGCAAACTCCTATATTACTAGGGAACCTAAATAAAGTCCACTTTATTATAATATCCAAAATATGGAATGTATCCAGCGGGGCCCCTCCTCATGCAAACCGGGGGTGGGGCCTTCGCCGGGGTACCCCAGTGGTTTAATGCGCTTCGCACATAATTCGACCCCCGGGGGCGGGGGTCTAAGGCTCGCTTCGCTCGCGGGCCGAGCAGATGCCCAACCCGCCTCACTTGTGGCGTTGGCTCTCACGTCTACACTGGCGGCACACACGACGGCCTTGGTTGTTGATGCGCCAGTCTGCCACGTGCCCATTGCAACAGAACACATCCTGCGTACCAGGCCCCGTAGAATGCTCTTGAGCGTGGGCTGAGCGGCTTAGTGATCGCAAGTGAGCGGGGTTGACACACGATGGGTTACGGCAGTCGTGATGCACGTCCTCATACGGGGCCAGCGGACCATTTACCCGGGCGTAGACCAAACGGTGGACGTAATAGGTCTTGCCCGCGACGCGCATCTGTCCGTAACCTCGTGTCGTTCGTCCACCAATCCAGTTGTGGCAACCAGTATCTTCGTCAATCTCAACCTTGTGGGCGGGGATTTCTCCAGTATTCCTTGGTCTACCCATATCAGTCTCCTTGGTTTCGAACGTCATCAGTACACTATAGCACAAATTGTTCTGTCATACAAAGTGCGATAACATGTATTCCCGCAAATCCGCAAAATGAACAAAGAAAAACCCCGGCTAACCGAAGTAAGCCGGGGTCAAAGGGGTCAACGCCGAGTAGTCATCTCATACTATCAACGCGCCCACCCTTAGTCAAGCTCAATCTAGCTCTTCTGCAAGCCAAGTCGAGGTCTCCCCACGTGCTCCACCATGCGCGCCAGCTGAGATGCCCTTTACGGTTGTACTGTGGCAGTTCTACCACAGTCGCACGCGGCTCAACGCAGTGGAACAGGGCGTATCCACGCTTCGGGTCGTGCTTCCAAGAGAGGGAGCCAGGGTGGGCAGTCATCGATTTGTCCTTTCATATCAGTGAGTTAGAGAAAAGTGTACAGATCTGTACACTTGAAAATGTTACGTTATAACATGTGACACATGCTGCTTAACCGATCGGTTAAACACTCACACACTCATGGATTGGTTGGGCATACACCGTAGCCAAGACTTCGCCTTTGCATCCATACAGATCGAAGACCCAGGGCTCAGCGCTCCAATCCCCGCCCGGAGCACTGGCGCGCGTCCACCCCGTGCTCCGGTCCAATGCCTTCGCCCAGCGTACAGGCAATCGCGCGGGGATGTCGCGCCCTGTCGGGCCGAGATTGACGCGCGATCGAACAGCAAACCTCTTGCAGGCTCAGTACCTACTCGAAACGGATCAATGCGGGTTGCCGACTTTTCGACGTAGATGAGGTATTCACATACAGGCAGTTTGGTCATTGCTCATTGCTCACGATCTGAGGGACGCCGTCTATCTCGACATACAAGCATTCTTCGTCGGCCTTGTCGAGCAGTGAGCGTACAAACTGGATGAACCGGCCCGAACCGATACGTCTGAAGTCGACGATCTCATACTTGACGACGTTTTCCAGGTGTCGCCTGCCTCGTTCATCCTGCCACGCGGACACGCCCTGATAGCTCGAGAACCCGCCGTAGACCTCGACGAAATTATTCCTCACAAGCACATGCGCTGTTCGAAGCATGACTGCGTCCTTGATATCGGGCACTACCAGCACGTATTTCTTCGGGCCCAAGACCATCGAGGGCTGTTCCTTGTTTTGGTTGTTGTACAAACAGGCAAGCGTGCTTGAATTGCCTGCGCTGGGAAACTCCGCGGCTTCACAGTGAAAGGGTGTCATTTCAAGGCTCCAAGGTTTGTCAATTGATGATGACAGCGTTTATATGGGCTCCCGCCACGTCTGTCAACAAAAAAGATCGCATGACAGAAAAAATATTTCATGGCCACATACAGCTATAGGTAATTTATGCCTATTCTTCAAATAATTTGCCAGTGTTCACATCGAATACAGCCTTGGGAACTTCTACAAATTTAGGCTCTTTACTGTATCTCCTCGCTCGCCTCGGCATTGACAAATAGGCGTCAGGACTAACGAACTGAGCAACCACCTCAGGATCATCAGGCTCAGGCTGCGTAGCGTCGTAATGTCCCTTTGGGTGATTGTCATGGGGCACGGTCATAGCATTTCCCTCGATCAGCTCCGGGCTCTGCAGCGCCAGGCTGGACATCGAACCCTTGACCGTCTTCAACCCGCCGTCAGCGCCCAGAACGTGCGCCGCATCCTCACAATCCTCAAGCCCACTAGCCTTCATGTGGCGCTCAGCTATCAACATCTCGGCCCCTGCTCGGGCCATCTCCGTCAAGACCTTACCAGTCCGGCAAGAGATATTTCCAGCAATGACCTGATCAAGGGCAAAATCAATAAGCCTGCGGTAGGCCCTAACACTCTGAACCCCGTTGGCCGTCGAGGGCCTACTGTCTGCCGACTTGGCCACTCTCGCCACCAATAGCTGTTCTCGATAATCCAAACCTAACAAACCCGACCCCACCTGTCAACCCATGTTTTAGACCAATATCTTCTGGGTCAGTCTAAGGGGGTGGGGAAGGGGTTATTTTATACATACACCCCCCCTTAGGGGGGGGGATGTATATAAAATAATCCCCTCCCCCACACCTCTCCCTATAGACTTTTTGAACACGTTAAAAAAGCTAAGTCATTGAAATCATTCGGGGTATCCCCACGTGCCATTTTTAAGGGGTGTTTTGGTGCACGGAGAATTGCCCTTTATTTTCAAGCACTTGCATTTTAGCCGTTTTAACGGCCTCATAAAAATAAGTGCCCTCTTTAGGCTCTAGGCAGCTGTCCATGCCGGGGTCGAACTGCAGCACATTATCCGAAAGCTTGCCGCATTTGAAACCCAGGAACCGGCTAAGGAACTGTGACAGTCTGCCCCCTGATTTCCGGGCCTCGACCAGCGTGCTCATTAGGGCCTTCCTGGCCGCGTCCTGGTCCCCGAGAGGCTCCCCATGAAGTCTCTCGCAAAACTCCTCCGCCACAATATTCACAAGAGCGCGAACCCGGATTTTCTCATCACACTGCCGCGCCAGCTCCTCTATGACCACCTCCAGAGCGACATCCTCCTGCAAAGCCCGCGCTGCCCGATCATGATCAAAGATCTCCCCCTCGCCTTCCCTAGGGGCCCTCACGCCGTCATAGGTGACCACGAGGGTCGACAGGGGCCTGCCCTGCTCATCAAACCCTGTGGTCACCTCCCGGGTCTCAAAATGCCTCTCGAGCCCATCAGCGCCCGCCTTCTGCTTCGATAACCGGACCGTAGACACCCCCTCCTGCCGCTTCTTCACCTGTATTGAAAAATCCATGGCCGAGGGGATGGCCACGCTGCCCCTAAGCTCGTCCTCATTGTTCTTAGACGTGTGGCCGATGAGCAACACTGTGACATCAGGCCACACCGAGCGGAGACCCTGTTGCAATCTCCCGAGGAACAGCATGGCCTCTTTCGAGCTGTTCTCTTCAAACCCCATGGCCGCATAGTACATCGTGTCAAACACAATCAAATCAATGGGTTGGTATCCCCCCTGTTCTCTGCACGCCTGCAGAAAACCTCCAAAATGTTCATCCTCCGCGATCCGGGGGACGGAGGGGCAGACGTGAAAACCACCAACCTCCCGCACCCCCTTGTAAATCTTCCAAGCCGCGACACGTTGCCGCACGTCGTGCAACCCCTCCCCAGGCACGTACAGCACCTCCCGGCCCTCGGCGCTAGCTAGGGTCAGGCACAGGTCCAGCACCATGAACGTCTTGAACGTGCCGTAGGGGCCGAATACCAGGCCCATAGAGGATGTTGGCACCCACCCGTCTACCAGCCACTTTACCGGGGGCAGCTTCTCCAGGTCCTCGCAGGACAGCCACCTAAACTCCCCCGTCTCCTGTGTAGCCCGAGCTTCGCTCCTGGGGACGGCAGCCGCCAGCCTCTCCAGGCTATGCTGGTCGCCACCCCCGGCCATGTATTCCACGTACCTTTTGTGGTACTCCTGGCCGAAGCCTTGCTGCGTCGTGTTGTTCCTGTAGACGCTCCGTAGTGCCCTGTCTATGTCCTCATACCCGCCGTCCGCGAGTTCCGCATCCATCCGATTGATTAAATCTCCAGCCTCTTCTTCAGGCACACCAATCCCGTGTAGCCCAGCTAATACGCGGTTTATGATGACATCCCTGTTGCCTGGTCCATACCCCTCCTCCACCGCATTGATTTTCTGTTGATTCATGTACCGATCGGTCAACCCTGCCATCTCCTCCGGGTCTATGTGCGAGAGATCGACGTCCTGTTTCAACGTGGGGCAATCCGATGCATCTCGATGCAATCGGGTGTCTGATGCGATTACATAAGGCAATCCGATCAGCTGGTCGGGGCCCGGGTCGTGCTCCACCTCATACCCTTGGCACCCGGGCGCTACGCAGAAGCCGAGACCACCTCCCCTGGTGTCCACCCCTGGTGCGATCTGGTTTGATGTATTTTTTATGCGAGTTGATGTAGAATAATAGATATGCAGACCGCCTGAGGGTGTGCGCACCCGGAGGGTATTTGCGTCCAAAACGCCCTCACACGCCTCCTCCCAGGCCTTGTAACCGTCGACCCCGTTCTTCACATCAAGGTCGATGACGCATTGGTCCTCCGGGATGATCATCCCCACGTCGGCATCCTTGAAGCTTCTGGTCACGACATCGCCAGTTTCGTCGTAATGGGCGAAGTCCTCGTCCCCGAACATAGCTTCTGCTACCTCCGGATCGCTTGTTGCGTTGATCTTCCAAGGCAGCAGAGGAATTTTTTTTCCTTTGACAATCGGGAATACCCTGTAGCCCCGCGAGGCCCAGTGCTTCGCAGTCTTTACGTTTGACATATGTCCTCCAGATAAGGCGGATTTAGGGCAGTGTAGTTGGTCGATGGTAAGGCAAGCCAGGCGGAATTGAAAGGGGTTGACATGCGGCATTCTCCTGTGACAGGGTGCAGGACCTATCGGAGCTAACATTGAGGGAATTGAAATGAAAGTGAGCGGGTGTGATATCAGGCCAGGAGCTGACCTGCGAGGGTCTAACCTGCGTGGAGCTGACCTGTACGCGGCCAACCTGAGTGGAGCCAACCTGAGTGGAGCCAACCTGAGTGGAGCCAACCTGAGTGGAGCTGACCTGTACGCGGCCAACCTGAGTGGAGCTGACCTGTACGCGGCCAACCTGCGAGAAGCTGACCTGAGCGGAGCTGACCTGCGTGGAGCCAACCTGAGTGGAGCCAACCTGTACGCGGCCAATCTGCTAGAAGCTGACCTGAGCGGAACCAACCTTCCCTCATTTCAAATACCCCAAGAGGAGGAGCTTATTGTTTATAAAAAACTGGCGGGAGGGGGCGTGTGCAAACTGCGCATTCCGCCAGAGGCTAGGAGGACGGCTTCCTTAGTAGGCCGAAAGTGCCGCGCAGAGTTTGCCGAGGTTCTGGAGGGCTCGGGAACGTCTATTCGCGACCGTAATACGTTGTACAAGGTTGGTGAGACCATTTGGCCCGACAGATATGATGATGACATCCGGGTCGGATGTACTCACGGCATACACTTTTTCCTATCCCGAGAAGAGGCGGAAGAATATTGATCGTCTTCGACGCCGCCAACGGGCTGTACAGGCTTGAGAGTACAGACACTGAGCACTTCGCCAAAGCCAGGAACACCGGTTTCGACTTCAGCCTCGGGTCCAACCGTTACTACACAGACAGCCCATACATGGCCCTCTATGTTGGTCTCGACACCGGGCTGCACGGCAGTGCGGCTGACAAGCTAGCTCCGCTCAAGCGGGTCTATGACATGTCTATCGACACCGCTGGGGCAACCGAGTGCGCAGTGCCGGGCAACAAGAGCCTAATGCCTTTCCAGCGCGCCGGCGTGAGCTATGCGCTGCAGGCCGGTAGCTGCCTGATCGGCGACCAACCTGGGCTCGGAAAAACCTGCCAGGCCATCGTGGTCGCAAACGAGATGATGGCCCAGCGCGTATGCATCGTCTGCCCGGCCTCAGTGCGTCGGCATTGGGCGAAGGAGATACAAGCCTGGTCCATGATGGCCGGTGGGCGGATCTACATAACCGAGAGCGCAGAGGATTGGATCGACGCCCGAGCCAACTGGTCCATCCTATCCTTCGAAGGAGTGACCAACGAGCACATCTTCAAAGCTCTGGTCAAGCGCGGCCGGTTCGATTTACTGATCGTGGACGAGAGCCACTACCTCAAGACACCCACATCCAAGCGAACACAAGCCTGCTTCGGCGGGGGCCTCGGTGTCTGGGCGGACGGCGGCCTGGCGGACTACTCTGAGCGGGTGCTTTGTCTATCAGGCACGCCCACGCCCAACCGGCCCCGGGAAGCCTACACCACCATGAATGCAGTCTGCCCGGATAGCCTGGTCGGTGTAGAGGCCTTCTCCCAATTCCAAGAGAGGTACAATCCCTCCCTGTTCCGGGGGGAGGCTGTTGGGCGTGAAGCCGAGCTGCAGATGCGCATGCGATGCCACATGATGGTCCGTCGCCTGAAGGACGAGGTCTTCAAGGATCGCCCGCCCGTGTCGCTATCCCTGACCTATCTGAGCGAAAACTCGGATATCAAGAAGGCTCTGAAGGCTGAGCGGATGCTGCACATCGACCCCTCTCACTTGACCCCCGAGGACGTAGCAGGCGGCGAGATCTCCACCGTGCGTCGCATGATGGGCGAGGCCAAGGTGCCGATGATGATCAAGTACCTGAAGACACTGCTCGATGGTGGCGAGGAGAAGATCATGTTCGTGGGGTGGCATAAGTCCGTACTACGCCCCATGGCAGAGGAGTTTGGTCGAAGGGCGGTTCTTATTGACGGGACTTGCACGGGGCTGATGAAAGAGCAAAGGAAGGATCGGTTCATACAGGACCCGGAAGTCAACATCATATTCGGCCAGATGATATCGATAGGCACGGGTGTTGACGGCCTTCAGCATGTATGTAATCGTGTCATCATAGGCGAGCCCGATTGGGTGCCGGGGCAGAACCAACAGACCTTTGACCGATTGGACAGGTTTGGTCAAACACGGCCAGTGCTGGGCGAATTCTTGGTAGTGGAGGGCAGCTTCGATGAGCTGGTCCTGCAAAAGGTGTTCGGTAAGTCCAGGGTGATACATGGAACCCTTGACAGCGCCTTGGGGGAGATAGCATGAAGTACGCCGCAATGTATATCTTGATCGCGTTCGGAGCTGCAATAGCTGACGCGGCTTACCTGGCCCCTAAGGATGCGCCTGTAGCGCACAGCATCCTCCTGGGGGCGGCGTGGCCAGTTCCGGCTGGGGCTGCTCTCATTTTGTGGTCCCAAAAGCAACTGGCCACGCGCTAACGTCAACCACCCGAACAAGGAGAAAGACTATGTCTGAACAGACTGCAACATTCCGTTTCATGAAGAGAAAAAACCTCGGCAACTATGAGCACGAGGAGGCCGAGGTCACGATGGGCGTGCCGATCGATGAAAACCTGCACCAAGCCTGTGACGCGGTGCGTTCCGTCGTATTTGCTCAGCTGGGGATGGTGGATACGTTTCACCCTATATCTGAGGTGTACGGCGGAGAAGAGCACCCGTTTGTTCCAAGCGAGCAGCCTACTAAAGAGGAGAAGCCAAAGCGCAAGCGTCGGACCAAAGCGGAGATGGAGGCGGCGCGTAAGGCTGAGGAGGCAGCTCAGCAGCCTGCTTCCGAGGTTGCGCCCCAAGAACCGGCTCAGGCAGAGCAGGTCGCCTTAGAGCAGGCCATCGCAGCAACCCCTCCGAAAGCTGCCGATGCGTCCACCATGACGTTTCCGCAGTTCGCCGCGGAGATGAATGCGCTGGCGGCAGCCAAAGGCGCGGACGCGGTTATGCTGGTCCTGGGCGAGTATATGCCCGAAGATGCCAAGCACGTCGGTCTGCAACTGGTGCCGGAGAACAAGCGCCAAGCACTTCTCGACGCATGCACAGCCTTGGCGGATGCTTCCGCCGGCTGATGGCGCATTCGATCTACGGGCCCTCGGGGGCGGAGCGGTGGATGAGCTGCCCCGCCTCCCTGGTGCTCGGGCGCTACGTGGATGGCGATGACAATAGCGTCCACAGCGTCACAGGGTCGGCCGCGCACGCCATCGCTGCGCACTGCCAGAACGAGAAGATCGATCCTTTCATGGCGGTAGGGATGAGCAGATCGGAACGCCGGGCGGTACCGGACTTTCCGCTCCAGGCCGCGAGTGATCTGGAGATACTGGACGACCTGATCTCGGATCAGGGCTGGCGCGATCTAGTCGACAACGCTACCGAATTCATATGTGACGGTCTGCAGCTCATGGAAGAGGGCTGGACGGTCTGGATCGAGGAGAAAGTGACCGCCAAGTCGATTGACGAACGTGTCTGGGGGACCGCTGACCGCATAGCCTGGAACCCTCTGTTCGGTATTCTCCGCGTGGACGACTACAAGAACGGTTATGGCTACGTCGATGAGGTCGGAAACAAGCAGATGGCCATATACGCCAAAGGGGCCATGGATACCCTGGGCCTGAAGCCGACCGAAGTCATCACCACGGTCTACCAGCCCAACGCCGTGGGCCATAAGTCTAAACGCGAGTACCACTGGGATCTAGTCCGTCACAGCCACCTGTGTTCGGACATCAATGACAAGATCGTCTCCCACAAGCTGGACCCGTATCCGGAGCCCAACCCGGGCAAATGGTGCGTCTTCTGCAAGGCCAAGTCGATTTGCCCCAAGTTCAAAGACGCGCCAGCGGAAATCATCGAAGAGAGTGGTGGTCTCAAAGATCCGTCGTCGATGACGGATGGTGAGATCGCTCACGCTCGATCTTTGCTCCCTTTGATGCGGATGTGGGCGAAGGAAGTCGACAAAAAGGCCTATGCCAGGCTGATGGCTGGTGCGGAGCCCAGCAAAGTCGGCGGCAAGATCGTCATGGGTCGAAAGAACCGGGTGATGAAGCCCGGGGCGGAGGAGGCCGCTGTTGAGAAGTTCGGCGACACGGTGTACAAGCAAGAGCTCATGTCGCCGTCTGAGATCGACAAGCTGCCTCTCGGCAAAGTGTTCACCAAAGAGTGGGCGTACACACCCCCGGGCGAGCCCCGCCTGGTGGCCTTGGACGATCCTGGGATGCACAAGCTGCCGAGCACGGCCGAGCGACTTGACAAGCTAAAGCCCTCTTAGTAGGCTCTAGATACACCCATTGGTCAGCTTTGAAGGAGATCTTGATGGCCAAAACCAAGTTCGACGGACGTCTCATTCTCGAAGGCGTCAACATCAACCTAAGTTCGCTCACGAAGCCCACGGGCGAGAAGAAGCTCCCAACCGGTGCCACGATTGCATCCACGTACACGACGGACGTTGTGTTGGACCCGAACAACCCGGCTCAGAAGGAGGTCCTCTCCAAGATCCAAGCGAGGGCTCTTGCGGCCGTAAAGGCCCAGCTCGGCGAGAGCGCTGACCTGGACGGCCATGAAATCATCGACAACAATACCGGCGGGACGATCCGTCAGCGGCTGCACATGCCTTGGAAGGCCGGAGACGCGATCATCGCCAAGCGCAAGGCGCAGGGCAAAGACACCTCGAACCTCTCTCATCTCGCCGGCAAGTTCTGCATCACCTCTTCGACCGTGGAGAGCCGAGGTCAGCCCCCCGCCCTTGGCATTCTGGTCAACGACCAGGTCAAGACGGAAGGCCTCAAAGAAAGCGACTTCTACGCAGGATGTCTCTGCAACGTTGAGGTCAATGTTCAGTGCTATCCGCCCGTCGGGCAGAACGCCCTCGGTGGCGTCAAGCTATATCTGAACGCGGTCCTGCGCGTCGGCGATGGTGAACGCTGGTCCGGTCGATCCGATAAGGAGGTCCTCGCGGGCCTTGCGGGCAAGACCACCATGGCCGCCGTTGGCCAGGGCGTTCCCAACACACCGCTGGCGTCAAACAACCTTCTGCCGGTCTGAGTTGCCTCCCCAGGCAAGGGCGTGGAGTGGGGCTTTGTAATCCACGCCCACCAACCTCTTTTCACAAGCACATGGAGAACCAACACATGCGAACCTTTCTCATGTCACTGACCGCTGCCGCCCTGCTTATCACCGCTGCCGATCCGGCCGATGCCGGCCCGTTCCATCAAATCCGCCAGAACAAAGCGAACATTCACGCTAACTCTGCCGACATCGACCGCCTGTATGACGCATTCAAGGACGGTTACGAAGAGGTCGACAGCCGGCTCCGGAGCCAAGCCGACACTGACCAAGCCCACGCGAACGCCATTCAGGACGTCCGCACCCGCGCCAAGCGCTGGGCCGCCGCCAGCGCAGCTCTGACCGTTCCCCATATCGAGGAAGGTGACCGGTACGCCGTTAGCGCAATCGGCTCGGGCGTCAGCGGTGAAGGTGCTATTGGTATCAACTTTGCTGCCAAGCTGCCGAACCAAATCACGGCTTTCGTCGGCGTTGCGTCCGCCTCAAGCGAGCGCGTCGGCCGCCTCGGGGTGAATTTCAGCTTCTAGCACTCCAGCGAGCTGAATGCCCTCGCGAGGTAAGACTAGTTGACTAGGGGCGGGTGTTTTCGCCGTCATCCGCCCCTTTTTACCCTTCATTGAGGAGATTGAGATGGAAGCCACATTGATACGGTATTCGGGAACGGATGAAGACGTCGCCAAAGCAGCCTACGTCGACCACGATAGGCAGCCCTCTGTAGAAGCGACGACAAAACTTATTGAAAAGATGGCGACCAGTTATCCTCAACACAAGAGCCCATTCTTTCACTGCTCCGCCACCCTGGAGATCTATGCCCCTATGCCGGTGTGGCACCAGCTTGACCGTCATCGCGTGGGCTTTGGTGTCAACGAATACAGCCGGCGGTACCATACAGGGATCACAGAGGTGTACACGCCTGACTGGCGTTACAAGACGAATTCCCGGGCCACGGCATCACACGGAGCGTCTTTGGTCGGGGCTGACAGACATATAGTGGATGCTGAATTTGAGGAAGCCGTGCAACATTGCATGTTCGTTTATGACAGGATGTTGCTCAAAGGGATCGCCCCTGAGCAAGCCCGCTTCGTCCTGCCCTACGGGGTGTATACGAAGGTGGTCTGGACCGGCACTCTCTACGCTTGGGCCAACATGTGCCACATCCGCCAGCATGATGACGTCCAAGGGGAGACCAAGCAGATCGCTGAACAGATCGACGCCTTGCTGAGACCCGTTTGGCCCATCAGCTTCAAGTATTTGGTCCCGAACGGAGGTCAGCATGCCTAAAACCAAACTGATGATCGTCGGCCATGCGCGCCATGGCAAAGACACCGTATGCGAGATCCTGGCTAGAGATTGGGATTACCAGTGGACAACCAGCTCCAAAATCGCCGCGGGTGTCGCTTGGGAGAGGGCGGCCAAGTGGCGGGGCTCTGGCATGAGCAAAGAGATGAAAGAGGAGGCTTGCCGCATCGTAGACACTTGCCTGACCATCGAGGACTGCTTTGAAGACCGGCACCACAGTCACCGGACCCGACAGTTCTGGTACGAAGCGATTGCCGAGTACGGTCGTGAGGACCCCACCCGGCTGACCCGGAAGATATTTGCCCAGTGTGACATCTATGCCGGCTGTCGCAATCCTCGGGAGCTGCATGCCGCCCAGAGGGCCCCGGATTTGGATTTCCTGACCGTTTGGGTTGATCGCAGCAAGGTTCTGCCTCCTGAGCCCTCGACTTCTATGGGTATCGAGACTTGGATGGCGGATGTAATCATCGACAACAACGGAGACTTGGACGACCTGGCACAAGAAGTCTATGCTTGGATGCAGGGCGTCCGTCAAGACGAGAGCATGAGGAGGGCCGGTTTCTGATGCATCTCTGCATCGACTTCGAAACCCGTTGCACCCTGGACATCAAGCAGGTAGGCTCTTGGCGATATGCGGAGCATGCGAGCTGTGAGGTCCTCTGCCTGGCTGTCGGGTCAAACGCTGAGGATGTTGAGGTCTGGCGTCCTGGCGTCAATGACCACGTCCTCGCGAGGCTGTACCGCCACATCGAAGCCGGGGGGTTGGTCTCTGCCTGGAACGTCGCATTCGAGCGGGCGGTGTGGGAGCTTAAGATGGTGCCCCAGCACGGGGCTCCTTCGATCACCAATGAGCAATGGCGTGACACCATGGCCTCCGCTGCCTACCGGAGCATGCCGCTCGGCCTCGACGCGTTCGGCAAGGCCGTCAACAAGGGGAACATCAAGGCCGATACCGGCAAGGCGCTCTTGAAAAAGTTGTCGAAGCCGCAAGGAGTTACGCAGAAATGGTTGAAAGAGACAATGGGGATGCCCCCGGCTGAGGCAAAGCTATTTCTTCAGAGCCAGGGCATGATCACAGCCCCTGGCGTTATGTGGCTCGACCTCGGCAAGGGGGTAAGACCGTACTACTGGAACAATTCGCCCGATCTGTTACAGGACCTGTGTGACTACTGCGCCCAAGATGTCCGGGCGGAGATCGATGCCTACCACCTGCTGAAACAGGCTGACGGCGAGTGGCTGCCCCCTGACGAGCTGAAGCTCTGGTTTCTGGACCAGAAGATGAACGCACGCGGCGTGGGCATCGATACCAAGGCTGCCAAAGCTGCTATCGAAATGTTCGAAAAGATCGAAGAGAAGGCAGTAGAGGAAGTAAAGGTTCTTACCGACGATGAAGTGCAGACCTTGAACCAGAGAGACAACATCCTCGCATGGTGCAAGAGCGCCGGCCTGGTTCTACCAGACCTTCGGGCTGACACGGTTGAAGCCTGCTTGAAGCGGGAGCTGCCGGCGGATGTCCGGCGCGTCCTGGAGCTGCGTAAGCAGGTTGGTCGGTCGAGCGTCAAGAAGCTCTACATGGCCCTCAGAGCGACCATGAAGGACGGGCGTATGCGAGGGCTCCTGCAGTACCACGCTGCCCACAGCGGGCGCTGGGCGGGCCGGCTGCTGCAGCCCCAGAACCTTCCGAGGCCACTCCCTTGGTTAGAGGACACGGACCCGGACGTTTTAATTGATCTCATCACTCGAAAAGAGGTGGAATGGTTGTCCGCGGTCGGCGAAGGGGACCCTATAGGAGTGCTGGTCTCGGCAGTCCGTCACATGCTCAAGGCCGGGTACGGCCAACAGTTCGTCTGCTGCGACTTCACATCGATCGAGAGCGTTGTGCTGTTTTGCCTGGCGGGGCAAGACAACGCCATCGAGGACATTCGAGCCGGGCGGAAGCTGTACTGCATCTTCGCTTCCCAGATGTACGGGTACGAAGTCGGGAAACACACCCATCCGCAGGAGTACAGCGCAGGCAAGGCCGCTATTCTCGGACTGGGGTACCAGATGGGGGCGAAGGCTCTGGTGGCCTATGCAGAGGGCATGGGCATCGACATGGATATGGAGACCGCTCAGCTCGCCGTTGATACCTATCGAAAAGAATACGCACCTCGGGTGAAGTCTCTCTGGACCCGGCTCAACAATGCCGTAATCAAGGCGGTTCAGCAAGGCGTGGTGACGGAGGTGGAAGGCGTCCGTTTCTGGACGGAGACCATCAACACCATTCCCTACCTGATCGCACGCCTGCCCAGCGGCCGGCTGATGCACTACCCCTGCCCATCATTAAGCCTGCAAGAGGCCCCATGGTCTCGGGTGGCGCGAGAGGAATGGGCGGAAGCAAAGGCGGAGTGGCAGGCTGCGTGGGGGACAGAGTACCCAGAGCCCTGCCCAGAAGTCGAGGAACAGCTTGGCGTCTCCTTTATGATGCAGAAGGATGGACAGTGGCGGAAGGTCCGACTGTACGGCGGGATGATCACAGAAAACGTGGTCCAGGCCATCGCTCGAGACCTTCTCGCATTCTCCTTGATCAATCTGGATGAAGCAGGCTACCATCTACTCTTGTCCACCCACGATGAAGCTCTCTCGGAGCTTCGTGGCCTGGGCGACAAGGATCATTTCAAATCCGTAATGATCCAGGCCCCGGAGTGGGCGCAGGACTGGCCAATAGGAGGCGATGGATGGACTGGCAAGAGATACCGAAAATAGTCGTGTTACTAGGGCTGATTGGGAGCATGATGTTGGCCGCGTTCATCACGACCGTGGTGAGCCTGGTGGCTATTGAAACCATTCTTGGGCCCTCCTTGGGCGGATGCCCATGAATAGGGGGTTCATCACCATTGGCATCGACCCTGGCCTGGATGGAGCCTGGGCGGTTCTGAATTCAGATGGCAGTCTGCATCATGTTGACGATATGCCGACCTATGACGGGGTAGATGGCAAGCGTCATATCCACGCCATAGCTCTGTACACCTGCATCCACCTGGCCATTGGCGACCCGTGCCCTGCCAGGGCGTGGAATGTCATAGGCGTTGTGGAGAATGTGGGGGCTCGTCCAGGCCAAGGCAGTGTTTCAGGGTTCCGTTTCGGAGTGACCAAAGGTGTTGCTATCGGCGTGCTCGCCCCCTTGGTCCATGAGATTGTAGAGCCCTACCCCCAGGCCTGGAAACGCGCCATGGGGGTCACCAGCGCCAAACAGAGCAGCTTGGACAAGGCGACGGATATCTGGGGCGAAGATGAACGTTGGTCCCTCAAGAAGCATGCCGACCGTGCGGAGGCGATGCTCATGGCGGAGCACATCCGGCGGGTCCACGAATTCAAGCTTATGTAGGAGGCAGCGGTGCCTGAGGGTCAAAAACACGTAGAATACATGTACAAGCTCAAAGACAAAGTAACTGGAGACATGCTGGCTTGGTACGAGGATCGCAAAAACTGCATGAGCCTCAAGGGCATGCACCGTCTGGACGTGTACGGGTGGCACCTGCTCCGGGCCATCAAGGAAGTGTGGGATGAGAACCTGAAAATCGAGGGTACACCCGAGCCTGAGATGTCGGAAGGGGACGACGACGTCGAGACCAGGGTCGAGGTCAAGAGGCATAAAGAGGGCATCCGACGGTATCTCTTGACCGTGGCCCAGAACAACACCAAGGTCCACGCGGGCTTCGTGCAGAACCTTGCCGCCTTTGCTGAGCATATGGACGCCGAGGTCATGGTGTCCCGATGCACCTATTGGGGTGAAGAGCACGAGCGCCGTCAGGGGAAGCGCTCATCCAAGGCCGGGGCGGGCAACCGGGTTACTGCGTCTTGGGACCCTTCCATACCGGAGCATTGGTTTTGTGACCAGCGGGTGCATCTCGCTGATGGGCTAATGTTCTACGGGGATGCAGATATCATGCCCACGGCAGCCACTCCGCTATCTGGGAGGGACGGATACGGCGGATCGGCATCCGGGATTTTCCCCCACACCAAGGTGGCGATGAAGTCCATTGCCATGCCCTCGGGCACGCCGGTTAAGATGCTCTACACGACAGGAGCCCTCACTCGTATGAACTACGTTCAGCGAACTGCTGGTCAGAAGGCAGAATTCCACCATGTATTCGGGGCCCTGCTGGTCGAGGTCGATGCGGATGGCCGGTGGTTCTGCCGGCAGATCATTGCGGATAGGAATGGAGACTTTCAAGATCTGGGGGTTCACGCAAATTCCGGAGAGGTATTCTCCGGGCACGTCCATGGGGCGGTGTTTGGGGATCTGCATCTCCCCAGGCACAATCTGGTGGCTTTAGAGGCCTCGATCCGCATGGCTAAAGTACTCGTGGCTGAGCACGTGGTACTGCACGACGTCCTTGATATATTCGCGGGCAGCCCCCACGAGCTGGACAACCACTCTCTTCGCTACCATCGAGCGCTTCTGGACCAAGATGACGTGGGCCATGAGCTAAGTATATGCCGAAACGAGCTAGTATATATCCAAGAACAAGTTAACCCCACCCCGATCCACATAGTCAATTCCAATCACGACGATCATCTAACCCGATGGCTCGACCAGTTCGATTACAAGAAAGACATCAGGAATGCCCCGACGTGGTTTAAAATGCAGGCAAATCGCTACCGGCATGTAAGGGATGGAGCCCCCGAACCCTTCCTCCAAGAGGCTCTGGACTGGTCAGGGGCGAGTTTCCTTGGCGAGGACGAGAGCCTTGTACTCGCAGGGGTGGAGTGCGGCATGCACGGTCACAGAGGGGCTAACGGATCGCGAGGCACGCTTGCAGGGTTCGCCCGTATGGGCGTCCGTTCCATCGTCGGCCACAGCCACTCCGCGGGCATACAGGATGGAGCCTACCAGGTGGGGACCCTATCAAGGCTACGCCTGGGATACAACAAGGGCCCGAGTAGCTGGTCACACACCAACGCCTTGATTTACCCCAATGGAAAGCGTACTCTAATCACTATCAAAGATGGCAGATGGAGGGCAGAATGAAAGACACCAGAGGGCACACTCCGCATGTCTGTACGCCTGAAAAATGCGGCCATCGTCGATCATTTACAAAGGGCCGGGGTTCTGATAACCTCGGAGAGGATAGAACAGCTGAACCGGAGCGAACCATGGAAATCCTGAGTGAATTAATCGACCTGCTTGTGCCGCTTCTGGTGGCGCTCATCGGGTGGGTCATGATGAGGCTGGAGAAGGTTGTCAAGAGCACTAAAACGCAGCTCGACGACAACGCGATCGAAGCTCTCGCCGACTGGGGCGTCGAATACAAGAACCGGCGGGCCGCTATCACCCAGAACGCAGTTAGGCAGGCGGCTGCTCGGGTCGATACCACGGTCTGATGTCCTGGCTTACCAAAATCCTTTCCTCGTTGGTCTCGGTGGTGCTTTCTGCCTTGGGGCAACGCCGCCGAGACCAGGCCAGCAATGAGGCGATGCGTAATGAAGGACGTCTTAAGACAGAGCGAGACGCGGCAGTCGAGGCCGCCGATGTGGCCATTCGGGTTGGGAATGTTCCTGAGCGCGGTCGGGCTGATACTGCTGGGCGCATGCGCCGCGGGGGGTTCTGACCGTCAGGTCGTGACCATCTCCATATCCCCTACCCATTACCACTACTCCCAAGAGTTTTTAGACCTCGCGGCCGAGGAAACCGGTGTGCTGGGAGAGCCCTGCGACCGCAACGCCATCGACCACGAATGCAGCGCTCTGCTCCGCCTCATCCTGGACTACGGCCGCGTACGCGAGCAAATCCGAGAGATTAAGGAGTGAGCCGTATCCAGATGGCCTGCCTCCTGTATCCGGGTAGCAGTGAATGCGCAACTGTAGGCATATCGCGCCCAGCCCGTGGTCTGGAGCCCATAGACCATCACCTAGGTGCCAAGGACAAGGCCCGGTCTTGGAACGTGCATGCTGAGGTCTCCGCGATCATGAAAGCCAAGCAGGCAGGCATCCACAAGGTGGTAGCGCCCAGACCAGACCCTTCGAGCTACTGGTACGAGGATCAGTGTCTGGCCGAAAGGATCTTGGTCTGTTCAGGTGTGGAAGTCGAATTCTTATATATGCCTGCGATAGAGATACCAGATTAGCCACCCTGAGGTGGCCCCCATGGCAAACACACATGTGTCGATGAACCAATCGTGCCCCCATTGGGACCAATGCAGGCCCCATAGGTAAGGGACTGCCCAGTACCATCGGTATATCGCCCATTCTCCTATGAGAAGTGCGGAAATGCCCCATCCGCCGTTGTTTGACCTTCGCCAGGCTTTAGCTAGGGTGAAGGTCAGCACAGATAGCGCGACCGGGAGCATCAAGAATGCTAGAATTTCACCCATGCTTCATCTCTTGGGCCATCTTCTCTAGTCTATCTATTGCTCGGTCGACGGAGGGTTGGAGCTGTTTGGCCCGCCGCCACGGGTTGACCCAGTCATAGAGACCAGTTTCTCCGCCAGGTTGACGTAGGCCCTGTTCGCTCTTACGAGGCTCCTCCACACGGCCGCGAGTGCGCCCACGAGGCCCAAGATCACCGCCTGAGCCCACCCCGGTAGATCCTTTAGTGCCTCCGCCAATAGTTCCACTCACGCCTCCCTCCCCTCGATCGTGACTGGGAAAC